AAGGAACCCCATCACCACTGAACGCATACCGCGCGTTAGAGGATGATAATAAACCTAAAGATAAGCCATTGAGAAATGCACCATCAGCATCAGCCCCCCAAGGCTGGAATGATGACCTTGAGTGTTTTCAAGACAATTTTGCAGACATGTCACTTGTTGACCTCTGTTTTGCCGAAAAAGAATCTCGCAAGACCAGTTTTTTGCAACATTCTAAGAACCGTCTTAATACCAAGGAAAACAAAAGGACGCGTTACCTTCGCCGTAAGCGACGCAATAGGAATAAACTTGAACCAAACAGTTCTCCAGTCGATGAAGAACCTTCGAGTTTTCCACATTATGACGATATCCCCAAACAACCTCAAGATAAAAGTTTGTTGGATACAAGCATGAACGACCTCATCAATTTAATTCGAGACCAAATTCCAGGCTCTGCTGAGTCTGACGAATGCGATGCTCTTGTCTCTATGTTAGAGAGCATTGCTATTCTCGGATACCAATTGATAAAGGCTGACGGTTATGATTCTATGGTGGTTGCTCTTCTTGCTTTTATGAAGATGCACACCGAAAGAAGTATCGTTTACACCGTTATGTCTGAAGTTGATCGTGTTCTTGGTGCCCCATTGGAAATGGAGCCCAATTCAAGTCGTCTACAGTCAGTTGCTGACAACTGGGAACTATTCAAAGCTAATACAGCATTCAGGAAAATAAGTTATATCATGGCCGCTGCCATGTCTCTTTCTGTTTGTAAAACAAAGAAAATAGAATGGTCCCCCTTTGGCTTCCAAGTCATTTGCCTTGAGGCTTTGGCTGAACAAGTCAAACCAACCACTTTAGTTGACTCTCTTTTGTCTACTTTTAAGTGGTTCTATGAGACCGGCTCTCAAGTAATTGAAACCCGATCTCTAAAACCAATTTTGTACTCCGATCAAAAAGTTCGTAAATTCCACACGGACGTCGAGTATGTTCTTGCTAATGCAGATACCATTATAAATGGTAATGGTGGTGATGTCCAAGAATTTTCAGTTCTAGTTGACACAACGCTTAATTCCATTTGTGCTTTCAAAGCCGCTAAACCTGATGGACCTTCAGCCGCATGGCTGCAGTCCCGGTATGAGCGTGTGGTACAAATCAAGCAACAACTGACAGCTCGACGTAAGAGTTCTGAGTTAAAATTCGCTCCGTATGGTTTGTCCATTACCGGTCCTTCCGGTGTTGGTAAATCATCTTTGTCAAAAATTCTTGCTACAACTGCTTGCAATGCAGTTATGGGACATTATGACCGTTCTAAAAGCATTACTATTGACACCGAGGAGAAACACCAGAACACTTATACTAGTGATGTCGAACTCGTTTTCTTTGATGATGTTGGTAATGGTAAAGCTCAATTTCAACAGCAGTCACCTTCCAATCTAATCATCAAGTTCTTCAATAACGTTGCTGCTCAAGCCATCAAAGCTGAGCTCAATGCCAAAGGAGTTTGTTATATTGATTTCAAAGTTGGTATCATCACATCAAATTTCAAGGATTTCAATGTTCGTTGTTACACGGAAAAACCCGAAGCTTGTCTTCGTAGATTCGATCATGTTACACCCACGATTCGCCCCGAATTTCGTAAAGAAGGAGGTGTCTCGTTAGACGTGACAAAAATCGTTTATCCGGAAGACGAACCCGAAGAAGATCACATGTTGGTTGATGTTTGGTACATTACTATTGAGGAATGTGTTGTCTATGAAAATGATCAAGGTTCTGAAACTTTTAAGTTTGTTCCCTACACTTTTATTAACCAACATGGCGAGAAGGCTATTGCAAAAGACCTCTGTCTTGAGGATGCCCTTCGCTGTGTTGCTCAAAATGCAAAGCGACACGCTCAACAACAAAAAGCTCTGATCAAGCGTTCTTCATTGTTTGAAACGCTGGAGTTTTGTTCACGTTGTTGTCTTCCTCGAAATAAGATGTGCAAATGTCCCC